ACTGGGCTACTATCACCATAACTAACATCACCATAAGCTACATTAGTTAAATAACAACCATACATTTCCCAAGTTTCTAAAACTACTGGTTCGGTAGCACCGTTGCCACCGTCTAACATTTCACAACGAGTTAAGAATTTATAGTCTATGCCAGCTGAAGCTGAAACCTGTTCCATAAAATCTAACTGTCTTTGTAATTGTTCACCAACTAATCTAGTAACATTTCCGCCGGCATCGTCACGTAAATTAACTGTGACTATTTCCCAGGTATGTTTCCCTGCAAGATACATTCTTGAGTTATAAAGTTCTATTGGAACTTCTTCAAAACTAACCGTTGGTCTGGTAAAATCTATTACTTGTTTCGTTAATTCTGTACGAGGTGTGCTAACACCAAAATTATCAAATATCACTCTAAAGCGATATTTAAGTTTAGGCATTAACAAGCCTTGAGAATTTGCACTCTGGTCACTAGCCAAAGGCACCGTCATTCTTGATAAAGATGAAACAGACATTATTATATTCTCCTTAAAAATTCTCTTTCTTTTAGTTATTTATCCAAATCTCATCTGAAAAATTTAGGCAAAATAAATGTTATTTTAATCCAAAATAAAAGGGCTACGAATAGCCCTTTTATCAATTTTACTACTACTATAGAAGACCGGCGTCGATGTCACCTGTGTTCTTTATGCGAACTGGAATATAAATAAATTCAACAGATTTAATTGGTTCTATTGCTATATCTACATAAAGTTCATTTCTATCAATCCGTACATTTGTGTTATTTGTTTCATCGCAAACAACAAGGAAATCATATAAACCACGTTTTGCAACTAAATCATTCATTAATTGCTCAACGCTATTTTTAACTTCGTCTCTTGTGGTCTTATCATTAGGTTCGAAGATATATCCTTTAGCTAACACTTCTAATCTATCACGAAGGAAAGCTACCAATCTAGCAACATTAATACGATCTAATGCACTAGGTGTACTCGCCAATGTTTTGTTACCATAATTAAGAAGACCCGAACCCGGTAAGAAAGTTAATGGATTAATCTTATTTGCGTAACAAGTGTCTCTCAATGCCAGGCGTGTTGCTATTGATTGGAATTCGCCATCAGCGGCTTTAATATATCCAATCTTACTAGCATTATCAATTTGTCCACGACGTTCACCTGCTGGCGCTAACCATGGATAGCCAACTTCATCACTGCGTACTATTGTACGCATTGCCATATAAGAAGGCGGAACAACTACTGTAGTTCCTGATAAATCAGTTGTTTGACCTGATGGCCAAAATACTCCGGCATAAGCATCGGCTGTTACCAGCCCATCTTCAGAATCTATGTTTTCAGATCCGGTATTTGTTGCCCAGGCTTGAATATCTGTACTTGAATCTGATAATCTAAGTGGTGTATCACCAACAATAAATCCTGTATTACTACGATCATTATTAAGTGTAACCATGTTTTGGATAAGTTCTGGATATCCTGGACATGCTATTAAATTATACGTTTTCTGTTCTTCACGTATATCTGTTTGACTATCTATTCCTGATTTTAATGCGGCTGTAACAAGAGCTCTTTGAGCCTTACGACCCATGTAAGCAGAACCGTTGTTTTTATTACCACTAGCATTAATCCAGGTATCAACATTTGTTGGTAATGAGTCAGTTGGGAAATCAGCACTATTAAAATGTGATACTACAAATTTCTTAACACTATATCCACTGCGTCTTGTGTTGAATAACAACATACCTGCAGGATATAATGTTGGATCTGGCTTATCAATATCAACTGCATCACTAGTTAGTAATGCTATGATAGTAGATATGTCACCTGTAACTGTATCAACATCTGTTGTTGCCCATCGAGCATCGGCAAATAAAACACCATTTTCTGTAGTTTGATCTGTTGTATCAATTGCCACCCATTGTAATACACTACTAACTGTTTGCCAACGATAGAGCTTAGGATAATTTTCTAAATCACTAGTATCAAGCCAAAGATCACCTTCAACTAATGCAGTAAGATCACTTTGTAGTGTTGGTGCGGTAGCCGCTACTTGCGGACCGGCCGGACTAGTAGTACTTAAATTATATCCTCGTGTATCATTAGTTACATTTTGATAACCTTTCCAGATAGTACCATCATGTATCATAATATCTGTATCGGTTGATGAATCATACCAATATGTACCGGTTGCTGGATCAATTGCTGGAGCCGTTGCTTTCGCTTCATACGTTAAAGCTCTCCAATTAGAAACAATGAATTCTCCAGTAACAGTAGGACCGATTTTAAGTCCGGTTAGAATATCTGATCTTGGGGAGCCAACTACTGTTGCTGTTGGAGTTCCTGTTACATCAACAATTTTAATTATACCACCTTGGGAATGTGAAATTGTAACAGCACCTGAAGTCGATACTTCTGCTGAAGCATTAGAAACATTCGCGGCATTAAATGCCGTAACATAATCTGCCAATGTTGTACCAGAAATTGTTGCGGTAACTGCTGTTGACATAGTAGTCGAACCAGCTACACTCGCACTAATTGTGAATGTGTTTGCATTAACTAAAGTAGCTGTAACAACATCACTTGTCAATGTACTAGCACCCGTTGCAACACGTTCCATAAGTTTAATTGTCTGAAAATCAGACTCTGTAAAGTCAAATTGACCATATAAACTAGCGGCGGCTATGTTTTTACCACCACCTGTTGCATCAAGTTCTTTATTTGCAGTTTCATCATTTTCATAAACTGGAGCAGTTATAGTAGTCCACGCTTTTGTAGTGGAGTTAAATTTCTTAACAGAAACATTCACACCATTGTTAACAGCGGTTGTCTTAAACCAAACAGAACCACTAGGTCGTGGAGTTGTATCTGTTGATTTCCATCGTGGAATATCTGTGTGTGCTGTTTGTTGTAAATTTGGTGCCGCGGCATTAGCTGTTGCGGTAATACCAGTAACTGTTAAAATTGTTCCTGTTCCATTTGCAATTTGCCATGTACCGTCACCAGATGAGTCTGATGGAGTAACATCACTATCAGCATAAATTTCTAACTTATTATTAACTGCGGCGGCTGTGATACCAGTAACAGCGGCAGAATTAATGTTAGTTGCCAAAGATGCTACAGTTGTTCCTGTTGCCGTAACTGTTGTACCATTAATTACAATAGTATTTCCTATAACAATAGTCGGACTGGCATTTGAACCTTGAATTGATGGCCATGAATTCTGCCATGCATCAGTGCCCACTTGTGCCCAAGCATTAGATATATTCTTATAATAAATTGGGTTCTGTACATTTGTTGTAACTACTGCATAATCGCCAATCGCGCCTACAGATGTTAGTGGTACACCACCCGTTAATTTTGTTGTGTCATTAATGACAGTCGGAACTTTATTTGTAAAGGTTCCGGTTGTGGCACTCCATTCTTGAATTCCCCATAATGTATTTGCTGTGTCTAGCCAATATTTACCATTTGCAGGGTCACCTACTGGTCTGACTAGTGATGCAGAAAGTTGTGATAAATCAACATCAACTCTCTGTACATAAGCACGGTTTGATATACCAAGTACTGAGTAAGCAGTTAACAAACCATATTCATTTAGTTCATAACCATTAAGTGCAGAGCCACCAGTGGTTGAGTAAAATGTTGGAGTACCGTATAAACTAACAAGTTCTCTCTGACTAGAAACTAGATTAACTTTGTTAGCATTAGCTACAGTCGTTGCTGAAGCTGTTGAGGTACTGTCTGTACCACTTACCTTATCAGTTGCCGAAGCAACAAGAATAAATGGTACGGAATTAGTTGCGGCGGGTAAGTATTGACTCTCATCTGAGACCGTTACTTCTACACCTGGTGAAACTAAAGTTGCCATAATTAAAATCCTCTTTTGTATGTTTAATCATATTTATTACAATATACCAAGAACTGGTGATTTAAACTGCCTTTGCAAAGGTTTAGTCATAAATACCTTAATGAATAGACCGTTATGTCAGGTTTGCAATCGAAATTTGTGTGCAATAAACTACAAAAAGAATAATGTTTATCATTATAGGACCCGTTGTGGAACTTGTATTAACAGAAATAGAAATAAAAAGCCGCCAGTTCCTCGATGGCAAACTCAAGGATATAAAAAGAAAAATACTTGCGATCGATGTGGGTTCACCTCTCGCTATCATACCCAAATTTTAGTATATCATATCGACGGAAATTTAAATAATACTACATTTCTTAATTTAAGATCTATATGTCTAAATTGTAGTATTACTATTCAACA